TCCTTTGCTGCGTCTTGCTGAATACGCAAAGGCGTTGCCCCAACAGCAGCCGAATTGTCATTCACGATCTCGACAAGGTTGCGCGTGTTGGTGTCGGCGCTGTTGGAGCCAAATATCGCGTTGCCGCCTGTGGTTAATGTGTTTGCATCGCCATTGGCTACAACATGCCCCGTACTGGTAGCGGGGCCAGTGAATTGCAGCGCATTGCCACTTGCTTCGGTGTCAATTTCAATAGCCGGTGCGCCAGCATTTTGGTCAACAAATACTGCTTGTTTTGCAGCATCCTGCCTGAACGTGGCGACGGTTGAGCCAGTTGCCAAGGTATTGTCATTGATCAAATTCAAAAGGCTGCGAGTTCCAGTGTCAGCACTATTGCTGGCCAAGTAGAAAATCCCACCTGTTGTCAGCGAATCCACCAAATTGATGTTCATCACCTTCGCAGTGGTCACAGCATGCGTTGTCATCTGTATGGTATGTGCTGTCGTGTTGGCACCGTCTATCTGAAGCGCGTTAGAGTTGGCATTTTGGTCAACAAATACTGCTCGTTGTGCAGCATCCTGAAGGATCGCCAGCGCGGTTGTTCCTGTTGCCGACGTATGGTCGTTTGTAATCTGAACAAGGTTCTTCGTGCCTGTAGATGACGAGTTTGAATAAAACGACGCCAAGCGGCCCGTTGTTAAATTGCTGCCTGCAACAACCAATGCATTATTTGTTGCTCCATTAGCGGTAACTTGAAGCGCTACCGCGTTGGCGTCTTGGGTAACACTTAAAGCGGTCGTGCCAGTTGCCAACGTGTTGTCATTAACGATTTTGACAAGGTTGCGGCTGTTGGTGTCGGCGCTATTTGATTGGATTCTGAGATTGCCACCTGTTGTAAGCGCATCAGCCGATTCAATTCTAGCGATGTTCGCCGTTGTTGCTTGCGCGTCTTGGACGCTAATTGCATGACCGTTCCCGTTGTGATCAATGTTTAGCGCCGTTGACGTTGCCGCAACAACCACTTCAATGCCATATCCAGAGCCAGCATCGTTGCGAACATACAGCGGTATATTGTTGCCTGCCGCGCCGTTGTCATTGACGATTTCGACAAGATTGCGAGTGCTGGTGTCGCCGCTGTTGCTGGTCAACTTCAAAGCAGCGCCGGTTGTCAGACTGTTGGCATTCTCAATCAACAACACATTACCGGATGTATTAACCGGCGTATCAATCCAAACCGTTGAAACCGTGGTTGACTGGCTATCAATATAGAGCGCTCTTGAATCGTACCCGTTGTTGTCAATTTCTATGGCGTTATCGCCGCCGTTCATCTGAACAAACAATGCACGCTGCGCGGCATCTTGGCTTACGTTTAGAACCGTCGCACCTGTCGCCAGCGTATTGTCATTGATAATCTCGACAAGGTTGCGACTGTTGGTGTCGGCGCCATTTGAGCGTAGCCGTTGAATGGCTCCGGCGGTCAGCGCGTCTGCACCGCCCGTTACAAAAACATAACCCGTTGTGGTTGCCGGTGATGTGACGTTAAAGACGCTGGCTGACGTACTTTCACTGTCGATAAGCAGGGCTGTGCCATTGCCATTTTGATCCAAGAACGCCGCCGCGCCTTGTCCACCGTTAGAGACAGTAAAGACGTTGCCGAACCCTGTTTGCCCTTTTGTAATGCTAAGGCCGTCAGCGTTCGATCGTTGATCAACTAAAACGGCTTTGCCGCCACCAGAGGTAATAAAGTGGGCGGCATAGTCAGAACTATCTTGACGAACAACAAGGCCGACCGCGCCCGTAGCCAGCGTATTATCATTGACAATTTCAACAAGGTTGCGACTCGATGTGTCGGCGCTGTTGGAGGAAAACAGCGCTGTAGATCCTGAAGTGAGCGCGTTAGCTGTATTGATGTTCAAGACATTGCGCGTCGTTGTGCCAGCGTCATCAGCCAAAAATGCGGCGGTATTTGCATTAAGATCAACGCGCACAGCGGAAGCGGGTGAAGCGTCAGCATTATGCTCAATGTAGATTCCGTCAGCGGCAGCGTCTTGCTGGATACGGAGCGGAGTCGCGCCAGTCGCACTTGCATTGTCATTGACAATTTCGACAAGGTTGCGGCTGTTAGTGTCGGCGCTGTTGGATTGGATCGCCAGCGCTCGCCCACTGGTGAGACTGCTAGCGCCAGAAATATCGACAACCCTGCCGGTTGTTTGCGCTGGTGAGGGAAACAGAATCCCGGCGTTACCCGTGGCAGCAGTGTCAATGTAGAGCGCAGTCGAGTCGGTGTTCTGGTAAATGTTGACGCCACGAGAAACCGCGTTCTGTGTCACGCTGAGGGTGCCAGCGATGCCAAAATTTCCGCTGAAATTTGAAGCGCCTGTTACATCAAGTGCGTTCCCGGTGCTGTCGTTCCTGACGCTGAGAACAGTTGTACCTGTCGCCAGCGTATTGTCATTGTGCAAAAAGACCAATGGCCTTGAACTGGTATCGGCTGAGTTTGAATATAGCTCCATCAGCTTACCAGTGGTTAAACCGTTGGCATTCGCATTGATAACTCGGCCTGTTGTCGTTGGCCCTGCTACGATGTAGATAACATCGGCTGTTGTAGATTCTGAATCTACCTCTAAGCTGCGCCCGTTTGCATCCTGATCGACTAGCAGCGTCGTTTCGCTGGCGTTCGTTTTGACCGCCAGCTGTGCGCCCGTGGCTGATGGGCCTACGTAAAGGTTATTTGTTATTGAAGTTTCGCTGGCGTTTGTTATTGAAATAACGTCAGAGCCACCGATGCCAATATTAAATAGTGAGTCGCCAGCCGCTTCGCTGGTTGACGTAAACTCGACGTAATTCCTGCTCCCGCTGTTCTGGAAGTACTCCCACACAAAAACATCAGGGTCGCCGTCAGTGAAACCCATGCGACCGTAATCGCCAGAACTGCCAGAGAAATAAATGTGTGTCGCGTCGGCAATGTTTAAATCAGCCGTTGCTGTCAACCCACCATCTTTCAACAATACGCCGTCAATCGTCACGCCTGCGGCGGCAGTAGCTTCGTTGATTGTGTCAACGTCGAGCGATGCACCATCGGCTAAAATAACATTGCCCGACGAATCCAACGACATAATCTGAGCGCCGCTTGAGTTTTCCCAAATGAATTTGGCAGACGCGAATCCTAAGCGCTGTGCATAGCTATCATTGCCATCGCTTTTTATGTAGTTATGCCATCGCTCGACGCCGCCCGTATTTATCAGGCGCAGCATCTTAGAATCAGTCGCCAACTGCTTTAACGACAAAGCACCGTTTGCAGAATCAGATTCAATGCCGACAGGCCCACTAACCGAAATCTTTTCTGTTGCAGTTGTAACGCCAGTGCTGCCGATTTCAATAGTGCCGTCAATCAGCTTGACAGCTTCAATCGTGACGCCTGCGGCTGCCGTTATCTCGTTGATCGTGTCAATCAACAATGCTTCGGTTGTAGCTTCCCATGAGGCTCTAACTGCAGACCCTGCCGCATCATATAACCTAAAATCCCCGTCGCTTCGGAAATCTGCCCGCAAGGTTCCAGACGTTCCTCCGCTGCGAATTTGCAAACTGTCGGTGGAACCTTCTACATTTATTGTGTAGATATCTTTCGGTGTAGTGGTGACACCGTTCCCAAGGATTAGAAAGGCGCTAGAAAAATCTGAAGGTCCAGCGATATTTATACCACCTGCACCGGACGAATGATAAAAGGCGGCAAGCCCCCCCGCACCAGTATTAAATTCGGCAGAACCATTTACTTCAATGCCACCATCTTTCAGCAGCACTCCATCAATCGTCACGCCTGCGGCTGCGGTCGTTTCGTTGATTGTGTCAACCGTCAGTTGATCACCTACGGAAACGATGACGTTGTTGCCCCCCGATGTGTTTCCATTACCGAGGATTTCTGACCATTCGTTTTGTGCCGCCGCCACGGTGTCGACGTAGGCTTTAATCGACTCGGTTGTTGCAATGCTGGAAGTCGAAGCGGTGGCAAAGGTATCGTCATCTAGCAGGGTATTGAATGCGCCACCAGTACCGAGAGTAATGCCACCATCTTTCAGCAGATTGCCGTCGATAGTTACACCAGCCGCAGCCGTGGTTTCGTTGATTGTGTCGGCGGTCAGAATGTCGCCAGCGGAAACGATGACGTTGTTACCGTTTGAGATATTGCCGTTGGCGAGGATTTCTGACCACTCGTTTTGCGCCGCTGCCACGGTATCAACGTAGGCTTTTATTGACTCGGTGGTTGCAATGCTGGTTGTTGAAGCTGTTGCGAAAGTGTCATCATCCAGCAACGTATTGAACGCCCCGCCAGTGCCGAGAGTGATCCCGCCATCTTTCAGCAGATTGCCGTCGATGGTTACACCAGCCGCAGCCGTGGTTTCGTTGATTGTGTCGGTGGTGATCTGCTGTCCAGCAGTGACAATGATATTGTTCGCGCCAGTAGTGTTGCCGTTGGCGAGGATTTCAAAAAGTTCATTGTTCCCGGCGATCTGCGAATCCACGTAAGCCTTAATAGACTGCTGAGTAGCAAGCGCAGTTGCGCTATTACTTATAAGAGTATCTTCATCAAGGATAGCATTAACGGTTACCCCGGTCAATAGATTAATCCCACCATCTTTAAGAAGAACACTATCAATAGTAACACCAAGGTTCAGAGTATTCTCATCAATGACATCAATCTTCATGTTGTCATTAACAACCACTTCTCCACCATTAGCGCTAATAGTTACAAAACCATTGCCCAACAGGGAGATATCATTGGCTCCTTCACCAATAACAATGTTATTGCTAGAGTTCATGTATATCAAGTTACGAGTAACAGTATTACCTGTTTCGTAACCAAAGAGGTTGTTATTGTTCTTTAAGTATACCTCACCATCTTTGATAAGGGTGTTATCAATAGTAACACCAGTGTTTAAAGTGGTTTCATTAATGGTATTTGTAAGAAGTTGTTGGCCTGCCTGCATAGTCAGATCATTAGCGCCCGAATTGGCCCCCGCTGCAAGAGCGATAGCAAGGGTTACAGCGTCAGGATCTAACCCAATGATACCTGTTCCGGAATCATAGGTGAGCTTACCTGCAACTACACTAATAGCTGCCCTAGCGTCTGCTTCTGTGTTAGAAGCTGCTTGAATATCTGCTTCTGCTAATGTTTGGTTAATGAATTCCGAATTAGCAAAGTCATAAGTTAATACTTCCCCTGAAGTAGGGTCAGTAAGATTAATACCATTAATCTCCTCTATCTCTACACCATTAGTAAAGATATCTCCGGTATTAATAGTTTGAACCACATTTCCACCAGCGTCAGAGATAGTAATAACCATCTCATTAAGTTCATTAATAACAACGTTGGTAATTGAATCCCCTTTAGTACCTTGAGCTCCAACTCTAGATAAGGAGATTTTATATTGGACATTTTCTACTTTAATTCCATCTGCCATTTTACACCTCCTCAGTTGGGCTATAAAGGACTTCTATAAGTCCTCTAACGGGTTTCCAAATTTGTTGTCCATCGCCTATCCCTGCATCTACGATCTCTAAATCGAAGAAGCCATAGACAGGCTTATTAGGTTCGGGTTCAGTGGCCCAAGTAGCAATTAAATCATCTGTAACTACTACTTTAAAAATATTATCGGTAGTATCATCATCAATAATAGGTAATGATGTGATTGTACCACCCGCTCTTGGAGCAGTAGGTTGGGTACCTAACCCATCATTATCCCCTTCGACTACTTTAGCAGTCACAGTGGCACCATTCATGTTAGTCATCCAGTTAGCTGTAAACTCTAGATGAATCTGCTCACCATGGACTACGGAACATAATACAGAACCATTATCTTCCGTTAAGTCCTTACTAGGGGAAGTAATACGTGCGCGTCCATCAGCGCTGGTAGATGTACTTCTAGCCATTAGTTTTCTCCTTTGCCGATCCTCAGATGGGCAATAAAAGTTAAATTATAAAAAGGGAATCCCACCCTTTCTGCATTGAGCAGTTTAATAAACATATTAGATTTCTTCAAACCAGTTAACTGCACCAATCAAATCAGAATTAACTCCTGTTGCTCTAACACACAGTATAAACTCATCGGGTGTACCATCGATAGAGATTCCTAGGTGTAATGCTGTATCGTGAGCAAATGTGATTTCACTATTAGCAGCTCCGTATCCGCTTGCTAATACTGTACCACCAGTTACGATGTTAGTATTACCTGCAGCAACTGCTGTTTGTACTCCATTATTAGATGCAAAAGTAAAAGTACCTGCAACTGAAGGGTTTCTAATAATAGACCAAAGAAAGTTATCATTGGTAGTACTAAGGATAGAGATCCCGCTTATATGGAGATGAATATTAGGTTTAGCAGTATCCAACCTTATCCCACAAAGGGCATAGGTGTTAGTGGTAGAGTCTGCATCTGTATGGATAACTCCCTGATTAACTGTACCGTCTTCACCTATCTGATTAACGCCCTCAGTACCAATAGTAGAGCATACCATCTCCAAAGAGCCACTACCCTCACCGGCTTGTCTAATCTCATAGCGAATAGGCTGGTTAGAGTGAGTCATATAGGTACTAACACCCGCATTGGAGTGATTATACCTAGCTATTTCATACATTACACCATCAATAACCACGCAGAATCTTACAGAACCTACCCCTAACCACTCATAGTCTATTTGGAGAATGAGTGATTTAGTGAAGTCTATAGTGATTCCTGATGGTCCTGAACCATCCATAGGGTCTGTCCAGTCTGCTCTTGCAATCCTTGCAGTCTGAGTTCCGCTCTTATAGATACAACAATAATAATCTGAACCATCAGATTCAATAAAGATACCATCAATATTAGTACTAAAAGTTCCTGTAGTCGCTGATTGGAATAATCCAATTCTCTTTGTTACATTTGTTTCATTAACAAAATTACAAAAAGTTAAGAAAGCTTGTTGACCCTTACCTGCAAAATAAGGTGCTCTCTGGAAAGTTTGCCTGATGACATAATCTGCATCTGCAGCAGTAGTCATGTTAACAGAGGCGTTAGTAGTACTATGTACGCTAGTAGCAGTACCATTTAGTTCTTCATCTACTAATGCTGGATTCTTACTATTAGGGTGTTTTACATCAAGTAAAGTGGTAACCTGACTAACCCTTTGTCTACCAAAAGCATCATTAGCTCCTGTAGGAGCAGGGGTCCAAGACCACCCACCGGGAATCACCCCGGGTGAATTAAATTCAATAGTCATATTATCCTCTAAATAGTAATAGCTGCAACTACAGCTGAACCTGATGTATTAGTTACCACTACCTGATATTCACTAACGGTAACCACTTCCTGAATGATATCACAACCTTTTACGGTTAAGATGTTTACGAAAGGAAGAGACTCATCAATACGCCCTTTAAGAACTAGAGTGTCTCCGCTATTCATGTTTGCTTGAAATACTGATGTTTGATTATCGTGCGGATCGAAATACAGTATCCCACTCGTATAGGATACAGTATTATCTGCGGTTTGAAAAACCTTAAACCTTTTGTTCTTATCAGACATTAGGTTCTCCCTTTAATTAATTAGGTTAAATAACAATAACCCCTTCATATATGGATTCCTTAGTAGCTTCCGCTAAGGGGTTCTTATAGGGCCTAAGGGGGCATTAATGATCATTAATAACCCCCGGGGCCATCTTCTATAGGGTGATCAATTCTTTAATTGCTCTACTACGATTTTGGCTAAGATACCTACGAATGATCTTAGTTCAATCAAGCTCATACTTTGCAACTGTAAATCAATCTCTTCTGGAGACATTCTAATAAGCTTCTCCATAGGAAGTCTTTGTTGGACTTCTGGCTTTTTATTTCCTTTATACTTCATTAGCTATAATTTCCCATCTCTCTGGTAAGTAAGGGGCAGATACAAGATCAATACGATAGAATCCTGATTGTTCTGTAGAGAACTCAAAAGATCCATCGTTTACTACTATGTCTTTACCATCTACCCTAATAACAGTTCCTTCCGGTAATCCAGACAGGATAGCCTCGTCGATGCCATCTGCTGTAATCTCTAGTTTATTCCAAGAACCTTGAAATTGAGTTTTAGGGATTACCATCATGGTATTAATGTCTACATAGTGAGTTAAATACTCAACAGTAGAATCGTGTGCTAATTCTAAATAAGCTAAAGTCTCACCTGTAGAAGCCTCTATAGATTGTCTATGATGTTCTGCTACAGGACGACCTTTAATTGCAGGGACGCCCATAGTGATTAGCTTTTTGATCCTTCCTGTGTCTGGATGATATAAAATATATTTCATAATTACCTCTTTAACTGTATAATAGTGAAACAACCAGAGTTCACTGTAATGTCATTGACGTTAGATATAGGTCTAGCATGACAATAAAAAGTCCTAGTGCCGCTTCCTGAAGAAGTGAAAGTACCCATATATGATACTGTTCTCTTAGTTAGGGGAACCGTTAATGCTGGACTGTATTGCGCATTAGATCCTGGAGAACCTTCTGAAATCCTTACCATCATAGTATTAGCAGTAACGGTAGAAGCTTCTACCTCCATTACCCACCAATATATTAAGGTAGTACCTGTGGCTTCTACGTCCATGGAGAAGGAGAAAACATCTTCATAAGTACCTGAATCATCCAACAAGCTTGTAAATATAGTAGCATCTGCATTACCTGCTGTAGCAGCGTTATCAAATAACTCAGCGGTATCTACCGAATCATCTGCCATTAAGGAGTTAGTGATATTGCTAGCTTTTATATTACCAGTAGCGATGATGTCACCCCCTACAGTAAGGGTTCCTTCTTTTCCTTTCCATTCTAAGTAATCACCAGATTTATCACCAACAGCGAAATCGTATGCAGCATCAGTACCACTTGTAGCAAGAATGTCTCTCTTCCTTAACCAAATACCACTACCTGTAATTGAACCACCAGATTGGGACATAGTACCTCCTTTAATCCCTACTTGAGGGTAGGAGGGGGTACCACTTAAGGCAGTCATAACATAAAAGTTAGGGTGGGTTATATATGCTCCATAAGTAGCATTATTACCCATGGAGATACCGGATTGGCCATTAAACTCATAAGCATCCTGTCCTGTTCCGATATACATACCATTAGCTTCAAAAGTCCATCCAGATATCGCAGCAGAGCTACAAATCACAGAACCTTTAAGACGGAGGTTACCAGAGGAGTCAACATTAAAGTTTTGACTTCTAATTACACCATTGCCGTTAAGGTAGATAGCGGTTCCTGCATTACTAAAATTACCAGAAGTATAAGAGTAATCTGTAGATTCAATTACACCTGTAGTGATATTATCCCCATGAATAGTAGTAGCGCCACTAGTGCTTAAATCAGTAAAAGTTACAAGAGAAGTAAAATTAAAATTCTGGAATCTACCAGAGAAACTCGGAGAACCTGTATTACTCCCAGAAGCCGATTCTGTCACTTCATATTTAGCTGCATAATAGCTATCACCCGATATAGCGGGAGGAGTTGTACTCCAATTGCTAGTTAACCCTACGAATGCCCCTGTAGAGAATGTGTAACTAGTAGCTGTAGGATTTGCACCGGGATCTCCTGTAAGCTGATAATAAACGAAACCTGTCTTAGTTTTAAGACCTATATCTCCGGGATCTCCTTGCGCTCCCCAAGAGCTAATAAGAGAACCTGAAGACCACTCCGTATCAGCAATAGTAGCAGTGGTTCCTACCCCGATTGCTGGAGCTGTTCTTTTATACAAGTACTTTTCAGTAGCATCTACGTTAGGAGCAGTAGTAGACCATCCCTGTGCATCACTAAATACAACAGAATCATCAGCAAATGTATAGGTAGTATTCCCAATAGGTTTGGTAACAGCCCCGCCACTTGACGTCGATTTCTTAAAGATTTCTACAGTAGCTTGGTTAAGACCTGCTACACCCTCTAACGATTTAGTAAGTGTAAAGTCCTTATCATAGTTTACCCCACCATAAGTAGCACGAAGGGTCCATGTGATAGGAGCAGTGGTAGCTGTGGGGGTTCCTGTTACCCAATAAGTTCCTCCCGGTGAAGTCATGTTCATCGTAAGGCCGTCTTGAGTAGCAGTACTAACAATACTATAGGTTACTGCACTTTCAGATCGTTTATTAGTAGATCCATCAAATAATTGGAATATACCTTGAGCACCTAAGTAGCTGTTACCTGCAGCTAATGTGTCTCCAACACCAGTATCATCTGTTGGTATGGAGTGAGATTCATTAGTTAAGTAAGCAGTAATATTATTAGGAGACAAACTAGCTATTTCTATTGTATCATACGCTAGTTCTACTTGATCTCCATCGGCAACTCCAACCCTTATAGTGTAAGGACCAGAGTCAGGATCTGGTACAGTAAACACAAAAGTATCGGTTGTAGCGGTAGCTCCATCTGTAAAAGATACCTCATCAGAAAAACCATCACCAGTAAATTTAAAGTAACCATTACTAACATTCTGAGCCGTTGCAGTGAGGGTAATGGATGTAGGAGAATTAAGATCTCCATCTTTATCATAGTCAATAAAATATTGAGTTGCAGTTAATTTTACAGTAACAGCATTAGCTCCTGCCGCACCGGGAGCACCGGGAGCACCAGCTAACCCGTCTGTTCTTTGAGCATAGATAGTAGGGGAAGACCATGTGGTTGTAGCTGCTGTTTCTATATTAGACCCTACGAATAAACCTACAGACACATATACAGTATCACCGTTGGATGTTAGAGCAGGAATGCTATCATCCCAACCATCTACTCCGGTAGGAGTAGGATTAGTGAGTGTACTGTTAGTAAAGTTGTATGATCCTCCTGTAGGTTGAGTATTATCATTTTTCCTATAGATATAAACTTCAGCAGTAGCATTACCTTCAATTTGAAAAGGAGTATCCCATGTATATGTATCGCTATCTACAGGAGTAGTCCCTTGAGAAGCCCATAAAGTATCTGTACCTGTAGTACCGGAAGGGGTATCTGCCCATCCTGCGGGAATACCTGTAGAGGGTGCAGGAGTCGACGGAGCACTTACGCTTCTTTGGAATATGATATTTACATTGGCACCATTAGTACCAATCTCTACTCCTGTTACAGCCAGTTTTCTTGTTGTGGTGAATACAGCATACCCTGGTAATTTTAACTGTAATGTAACAGAGATAATACCGCTAGCACTAAAGTTACTAGTAGTAGTCTCAAAATAATTTTGACCTAAAGTATAAGCTGTGTCTGATCTAGTAAAAGTTCCTGTATTAGAAACACTAGACACCCACCACTCGAAATCACCAAGATCATTAGTATCTCCCGTATAATCAATACGGGTCATCTCTTGTGCACCAATAAACGCTTCTAATCTTGCTGTAGCATCAGGTGAAGTGTATCCACCACCTGATTGCTCTACCCAAGAAATATTTTGAATATCCCAAGCAAAACTCCAAGCTGAAGCTGCAGCGGTTACCACATTAACTGGACCAATGACTACCTCAGAAGGATCTGAGCGTTTGCCTGTTTGAGATACTGATCTAGCACGGATATAAACATCTTCTTCAGGTTCACCAATGTTAATGGTAAACTGTTCGTTCTTAGTACGACCTGCTATAAACCAATCATCGTCATCTGTGCTATTCGATTTAGCCCATTCAATTTCATAGTAATCAAAAGCATTACTATTGCTTACTTCAAATCTTAAGAATACTGCAGATTCAGTAGGTAATACACGATACCCATAAGAAGTAGGGTTATCAATATTAGCTTCTGAGATTTCTGTATTAGTAAGAGTAGGTGGGAAGATTTCAAATGAAATGTGTCTATCATAAGGACTCACGATTTCATCAGTGATATTCCATGCGAAATCAGAGGAATTAATTCGAGTACCTGAAACTTTTACGGTAAGGAGTTCAGTTAGTTCTACACGATCTACCCGCATAATATCATCATCGCTGGTTAAGCTATTGATAACACTATTTAGTTTAATTACATCTCCCGGTTCAAGATTATACGCTTCTGAAAAGCACTCAAATTCATATTGAACCGCTCTACGGGATTCCCTTACTGTTTGTTCAGCTAAGGCTCTAGCATGATAGGGGTCTGTATAACCGGCTCCATCTAATTGAGCGTTAAGTACTACACCATTATCTTCACTTAGGTATGTGGTACTTACTGCCCCATTTTTCTCAGGCCATGTTTGTGTCTTCGCCTTGAAATTATCTTGTTCATCAAGATAACGAACAGAAGCTTCATTAAGTTTAATATCCTTATTAGGATAAGTAGTTTTAATTTGACTATTCTTTAGAATATCATCTGTTACAATAAGGTTGCTTTCTGCTTCTGCCTTAAGAGCAGCTTGAGAGGTCCAGTATCCTAATTGTAATTTAAACTTACCCTCAGACCAAATAAGATCTGCATTAGGCATAGAGTTAAGAATATCTTGAATATTCTCTCTAACAGGCAATGAGGGATCAATAGTAATATTACACTCATATAAAGGTAGAGTATCCGGTTGTGTATTGATCTTATCGATCATTGCACTAAGTTGGATTTCTTCAATATCCGCAGCGGTATCCATAGTAGGAGCACCATCTACTTCTGTCACCTCTGTAAGAGGAACTTGAATCTCGTCATTACCTATATCATATGTAGAGTTAGTAAAATCGATATCATAGTGACCACCATCTTCATGCACGATTTGTCCTACATATCCTGCAGCTGCTAAATTAGCCTGGATAGTTGATACGTCTTCTACTGAAATTTGATTCTTTGGTAAAAATATAGAGATATAGTTATTACCTCCAATAGTTCTACCATAGAGCGGAGTATTTGTATAGGATGCGGAGTTACCTTGCCATATATAACCCCTTCTCTCAACCGTTCCTAATCCTGCAGCAGGGTTTACAGTTTGGGCGCAAGTAACAGCAGCGTTATAGAAGGATTCCAAATCAATTTCAGAATTATCTAAACCCATTCCATAATCACCGGTCATATAATCTAATAGAACTAATGCCGGATTATTAGTGTATGTTAAAGTGCCTGCGCGGTTATAAGTATAGTTGCCTCCACCTGCATCTACGACTTGCGGTATCTTTTTACCTTTTACATAAAACTTTAAGTCAGGAATTTGGTAGTATTGTGGATTATCTCTATCAAGCCAAAATGAAGTAGTACAAAAAGCTAAATCTGTGAACTTGTTGGTAGATAGCATACCGTTAGCTGTTGCTAAAGGACAAGCTGTTCCTCCATTATTATATTGGACAATAATATGTCCGCCTTCTTCATCTTGAGCTCTAGTAAACTCTTTATCATTATAAGGCAAGTCATCTACTTGAATGTACTTAACTTCTTCAATCTCACCTTGGCAAATTGCATATTGTCCTATGAGAAATCTATTTCTATGCTTTCTATCTTTATAATCAAGATTGGTGCCTACAGTAAACCTTGAATTTGATAACCAAGTGGAATCCGCTCCCGGTGTTGCTGCATAGATATGATCGTGTTGTGTAATCACATCAGCAAGAATACCACCAACCATCTGCCTACCATACACAATAGGTATAGGGGAAGATTCTCCTTTAATAGTTAACTGAAAACCTTTTCTTTCATCCGCTTCTGCTTCTGCTTTCTTCTGGGCTTTCCTTTGTTTTCTTTGTTGAATAACACTAGTTACAATCGATATTACAGCTAGAATAATATCTAATACCATTATTTCTTACCCCATCTAATCTTAATTGAATCTGTGTTCTTATAAATATTATCAAAGCAGGTATCTGTTGCATCAATAAGTTTTTGGACATAGCTATCACTAATTCTCTCATTAGTACGATCCAGAGCACCAAAAGGAGAAGAACATTCGATTATAGCGTTCTTAGTTCCTTCGGCTGGATTAGTTTCGATTGAAACACCATCTATCCTGCCTTTATAGAGAATATCTAAATCAGTAGTATTCCCTAACAACCCTAATCTGACGGTAACATCTGTACCGACTGCATTATTATCGAAGTATCCTTTAAATTCATTATTGAAATCAACTAATTCCAGCCTATATATTTCTCTGTCGGCTACATTAGTTAACTGAGGAGGGGCAAATTTAGTAAGCCCCCCATCAGAAGTATAAGTATTGCCTCCTACGGATAAATCGTAAGGAGCATCTGTTAACCTAACTGTTCCGCCTGAGAATTCCATATCCAAAATAAGATAAGGTTCTGAAACACCAGCAACCAAACCTGTAATGATTGAACTTGGAGTATTCTTCATTTTACAGTGCCTCAATAAGGTTAATTGTTCCAGCGTCACTAAGGACACCATCTGCAAACGTAATACCAGTTACATTAGTAACATCACGGTATGCCGTAAGTATAATATTATCAGAATCTCTATAAGCTAAAGCAGTTGTATCTGGTACTGCAGATCTTAATGAGGGGTAAATGTTTATATCCCCCGATCCAGAGTATTCTGAAGTTACAAGATAAATTTTATCATGGTTAGCAAACTTAATAAATCTACCTTTTGCTATTGTACCATTAGCTCCTGTTAGTGTAATAGTACTATCACCTGCTGAGTGAGCACCGGATACAGTAACCGCACTAGTAGAAGTGCCAGAACTAATAGTTGTCCCTCTAACGTTAAGCTGAGGCATAGTCATTGTAACTGTATCGCTCCAGCCTAATAACATGTCAGGTAAAAAGCTAGAAGCATCCTGCATTACTATCCCAAATTCTAATTCCCATCTTTGAGCATTTTGGGATACTCTCCTCGTCTTCAGGGATACTGAGTCAGAGGAGAATACCGGTTCATTAGATGTAATTTGAAATGGGGCAACAATGTCATATCCTAAGAATTGATATGCTGCCATTATTCCTCCTTAACGTAAGTTTTCACGATTATACTGATTTACCCCACCAGCAATTGTGGGAAGCATCTGTATAATTTCTTTCTTGGTTTGTCTAGAAATATCACCAGTGATATGAATGTTATTTACTACTTGGTTTTGGCTATCAGACCTCATAGTATTACCTTTAGCAGCAGCAAAGAGTTCTGTTTGTTGAGCTTCTGTAAGAACCATTTCACCACCATTAAGTTTATGGTAACCTCCTCCATCTGGTACTAATCCTCCGTTATGGAAGAATAAACCAAAGAAAGAGCCAATACCGCTACCAATACTACTAAATAAACTTCCAAGAGTATTAGCGATACTTCCTAAGAATCCACCAAGCTTACCGATGAGTCCATCAAATATAGAACTAAATTTAGAAGTAAAGCTTTCAAATACTTGTTTGAAACCACCAGCAGCTTTCTCACCTCCGGACTCTACGCCACCCGCAGCGGTCTCTGCCGCGCTAGTGCCTTCCGCAGGGATTTCTCCTGTAGTAGAACCCGTAGGATCAGCACCCCCTTCCGGTAAACCTTCTGTTCCACCGGGAAGTGCGATATCTAGGGGGTCTCCTTTTCCACCAGATCCTACAATCTGAACCCATAAAGGCTTAGCTGCAGATGAACCCAGAGCAGAAAGACCTTCTCCTATGTTCTCTCCTGTTTGTGTAACCTTTCCAAACAAGCCACTTAATCGTGATTGGAGACCACCTTGTCCTTCTTCACCACCAAATATACCTTCAGTGATACCAGCGGATAGGGACTCAATAACTTTGTCTCGGAAAGATTCAAACAAGTTAGTACCAAAATCACCTAGATCCGATTCTCCTTTAAGAAGACTAGTAAGCCCTCCTTGGAAATCATCTCTAAATTCTCCAGCTGCAACTTCCCCTTGTGTTTTGGAAAATTCACTAATTTGTTTAGTAAGAGCATTATTTTCATTTTGGAGTACTACTAGTTCTCCTAATCTACCAATAATATCTTCCCCAATAACTCTTTGTTGAGTTAATAGGTCAAGAGATACAGGGAGTCCTTGTTTTGTTAACCTGGCTATCTCTTGTTGTACTTTATTACCTGATTCAAATAAGGCTAATAGGTTTTGAGTTTCTTTTGCATTATCATCAAGGAATTCCCTAAGTTTAGTAGTATCAATAACAGCATTAGGAGTATTCTCTTGAATAAGATCCTTGATTGCTGCGGCAAAAGAAATAGTATCAAAGAACTCTTGAGTAGGTTCTTCATCTGGTTTATTGAACGAAGCAAGAGCATCTTGGAAGAAGGTTTTAACACTTGCTAAAAAGCCTGCAGCACTGCTAAAATTCTCTTCCCCAATTGCACTCTTAATCAAAACAGTTATAGACTCTAATAAAGAGTCAAGAATATCACTGCTATTAATATTACCAGAATTTCCTACTAAACCACCAGTAGCAAACCTAGGGAGTCTACCTGTTCTGTTTAAGGCCTCCAAGAAAGGAAGGTAACGACTAGCTACCCTTTCTCTAATTACATATTCTCCATTAGAGAGTAATACAGGGATATCGTCTGACGTTCCTGTCCCGGGTCCTATAACACGGCCACCCATAGCGAAACCGGGATTGGAAGGGTTAGATCCAGATTCTACAGGGATTCTTTCTTGTCTCTGTTGAGCCCCAAAGAACCAAGTTTTAGCATCAAAAGCGGTTAAGGCTTCAATAATCTTCTTACCAATGTCCGTTCCGATAGCTACTATCTCTTCATAACCTTCAGCGAAGAAAGCGAAAAACTTCTTAGCAAAATTAGCAGCAATATCGTCCCATTCTCTTATATCGCCTATGGCTTCGAATAGCGCCTTCCCTATGTCACTACCTATTTGTCTAACAGTGGAACTTCTAAAAGCAGATACAACTGCTGCTGCCAAACTTGCTCCTACAAAGAAAGTAAGTAGACTAGATGCGCCTATAATTGTAGTAACAAACAGAGAGGCTGCCCTAAGCATAGCAGGTAATAACCCTACTGTCATAGTAGCAACCCAGGCCAGTGCTCCTTTAATACTGGCAGCAATTGTTCCTGCGGAAGTAATAGCTACGTATCTTGAACCCGCTAATATAGCGGTAGCTAATAGTTTAGTTCTAACAAGGAGCATAGCTTTCGCCCAACTAGCTACAATTAGTGTTCCGACTGGTTTTAATAAGATAGCTATACCCCCAGGCGAGAACGCTAAGGCTGTAGCTGTAGCGAGAATCCCGCCAAGTCTACCTGCTATATAACCAAGTAATGAACTACCAATTACCTCACCAAGCCTATAGGTAGCTAAGGTTATAACAAATTGTTGTGCAGAGTTTGCACCTACCTTCCTAGCAAATTCAGTGGCTAAGAAAGAACCAGCGATACCACCGAATACACCACCAATGGAAGCACCAAGAGTACCTAGTGCAGCTGCACCTGCAGAAGCTGCTTTAGCGATTCTGCCAGTAGAGTCTCTATAGATATCACCAGAGAGTCTTACTTGGTCTCGTAAGGTTTGTTGTTGCCTTATGATACCTTTCTCAATCTTTTGAGATTCTTTTTTAGCAGCATCATATTGCTCTTGAGTAATTGTACCTGATTTTAATTGCAGCTGAGAAGCCCTAGATGCTTCTTTAAGACCACCAAGGTCTGCTTCAAGTGTTGTTAACTGCTGTTCCAGACCTCTAAATGCTTCTGATCCTGCCCTAACACCCCTGGCTGCATATAGTGATGATGCGCCTGCTTCGGGATTAGGAAAGAGTAATCTAGAAAGACCACCACCACCTAGTCTAAGAGCTTCTTTACTGAAGTACAATGCAGTAAGGGTGCCTACTAGGTTTTCAGAAATAAATTCAATAGCATCTGCTAACAATCCCTCATCTACTCCAAATATTTGTGTAGATTGTTGAATAAGAGAGCCGATACCATCAGATACTTTTTGTAAGATATTGGTTTGTTTTCTTAATTCTTCTTCAAGAGGAATAGCATCATCGCCAAATAAATTCTCTTCTTCTAGTTGCTTAGAGAACCCTTTTAAAAACCCTCCTAGACCGATAGTAAGCGTAGCTAATACCGCGTTACCTGCTGCAGCAGCTGCAAGACCTATAAAGATAAGAATGGTTCCTGCAATACCAGAAATAGCATCAAGAGACACTCCGATTATTTGATCTGTGATTTGTCGGATTTTATCTCCATATTCTATATTAATAATAGCAGGAAGTAGCCTTATTAGAGTAATAGCCCTTTTTAAATCATCAATTACATCGTTAAGGACACCGCCAATATTGCTAGCAAAGTTTCCTATATATGACAAAACGGAACTTATAGTAGAGGAAGCGGAGGATAATGCATTATCTATAAAATCTGACCAGTATACTGCAGTTTGGTTAGCTAACTTCTTAACACCTTCTCCGAACTTAGTGAGCTCACCATTTTCGTTTCTAATAGCGCTAATAAAGTCTCTAGTACTATTTGCAACTGCATTATGATTCGATACTATTGCCTTTTTTATTCTAAACCAATATCCCTCTAAGATAAGTGTTGTTGCAGCTAACTCTAACTGAAATAAGAAACTAAAAGAGGTAAATAAGGGCATATCAAATACAATATCAACTATACTAGTAAATATAGCTAGAACAGCTAATTTAAAAGCAGTTAATATTGCTATTGCTTTAAATATTGTTTTAGACCAAGAAATAACACCTATTATTAAATCTGGCCATACAGAGGCCCCCACTACATAGATATACAAATCATAAAAGATGTCTTTAACATCCTGAGCAAAATCTGAAATATAGGAAGTAGCTTCTTTTAACCTATCTGTAAACCTAACCACCATACTTGTGATTCTATCAAAGGTATCAATAGGTAATTTAGCAAGATCATCAATAATCGGTGCCAATCTTAGTCTAATTAATAAGAATTCTGTTTGTAAAACTCTGAGTCTTACTGCTAAGGTTGACAACGTTTCCCCTATTGCCACCCCTAGTCTTTCAATAACCGGTCCTAATCTACCGGTGTTTAATACTTTGAAGATATCATTAATGCCAACACCTATCTCCCTTCTTGCATTAGAGAATGCATTAGAGATAGTTACATTAATCTTACTATATTCTTCATCAATTTCATCAGCAGCCCCAAGAAGTGCTCTCTGCACTACTCTAGCTGTCACTTTTCCTTGCTCTGCAAGCCTGCGTAGCTGACCTATATCTACGTCTAATTCTTTAGCAATTGCTTGAGCAATCCTAGGTGTACCCTCTAAGACAGAGTTTAATTCCTGTCCTCTAAGAACACCAGAGGCTAAACCTTGTTGTAACTGGATCAAAGAACCGCTAATAGTTTGAGCGGAACCCCCACCAATCTTAGCTGCTTTTAAAAGAACCTCTGTTAGTTTAAGTGATTCGTCAGCGGATAATTTAGTATTCCTAGCAAGAGAAGAATATAAGTTTGTTGTTTCTTCTAATTGTACTCTAACTCTTCGTGAGGTATTTAACAGTTTTGTTTGTGTTACAATGAGCCTGTTAGTTCTACCTGTGGTCAAAGCAATTTGGTTATTAATTCTAGTAAAACTATCCGTTACTCCTTTAAGCCCCGCTGCACCTACAAGAGCGGTTGCTCCCGCTGCTAGTATAGTAAATGTAGTAGATAAAGTACTACTAGTCCTTTCTGCACTGTCAGCGATTCTGTCAACAGATTTATTAAGCCTATTAAGGTCAGACTGGGCTTGTTTGGAATTGGAAGTTATCTCAATTTCTAAAGCCATCAAGCTCTCCTAATAAAATACCCCTTTGGTAGATACATTTTGGAATGCAATCTGCCATTGGGGTAGAATGATATTATCTCCTTCTAACAAAATTACCAGATACTTCAAAGTACTTAGAGATAGTTCTCTCGATAAACCTAGCCGGAGCTTGTCTAGAGGAACCTGCATTAAGTTGTTGAATATAAGGTGTTCCGTTAGTGATATATAATGTTTCTATTTTGTTTTTTGGTATAGGGCCTAAAACACTAACTGAAACATTAGTATCTGTAGAAATTTTGTTCACAAGTTGTGCATTCTTACTAAGTAGCCAAGAGCTTCTAGCTCTCCCTGTATCTACTGGAGTAACTTGCACTAGTTCAGAAGTAGCAGCTAAGGCACCAGATCTTTGTGCTTGGTTTATAAGTACAATTATCTCTTCATCTAGTTCATCAAAGGTGTCTTTAACCCCTTTAATCTTAACCTCAACTGCCATTTTCTTCTCCTTTACCTTTCATAGCTTGGGCAAACTTCATACCGAATACTGAAGACTTTAATGAAGACACCATAGCTTCTTCTTCTGGTCTTTCACTATCATATGAGTCTACTGCAGCTAATGAAGGAAATAATTCTTTAGGTGATTTCTTTACTCCCTGAACAGTCAATAGTTTGGCGGTTCTATTATCTTCTCGCCACCCTATTGGCCTTGCTTGGAAATATTTAGACCACTTTCTTAATTCCTCCGCTGGCATTTCATTTTCTATTATGTATACTGGGATCCCTAAATGGAATGCCAAATCATATAAGAATAAATCAGCGGAGCTTAGTCGTTTCCCTGTTCTGATGGGGCTTCTACACCCATGATTCCTTCTGAGAGCTTAGTAAGCTCAGTAACAGGAAAATCATCAATTTCGTCATCAGTAAGGTCTTCTGCTCCAATAACCGCTTTTCGAATAACAAACCGAAGCAAGTCTAATTGAGCTTTAGGATCGTCCTCTTTAGCTTTCTTAGTTTTGGCTTCAATTTCTTTAGCGTCGGCGACTGTAAGAACCTTCACTTCAACTTCACCGTCCATAAACGGGAGTTTCTTAGTCATTTTACGACCTACAAATTCTTTCATTATTTTATCCTAATTAAATAGATGTTCATTATTTGCTTTAAATTCGTCTAAGAGAGTATGCATCTTATTGAGTACATCGAGTGTCTCAAAGATTTCCTGTCGCTTAGAAAGTTGTTCCGGATCTTGTTCATCAGAGAAATCTTTATACCGATCAAAGGTTTTCCTTGATGAAAAATCAATATCTTTCTTCATATTCCTTAACGTTGTCGTAAGGACAAAAGACTTATCAAAAGGAGGTTTTCTATCTTCCATTTTAGTATCCTGTATTATGAAAGGGCTCCGAAGAGCCCCCTCATTATTCTTTATTAAGGCAGAGCGTACGTAGACGTAGTAGTACCAGCAACCAGAGAGAAAGGACCGTTAAAGTCACCATCAATCGTAAGGGTCATCGTGGCCTGCATAGAATCCGTCAGCCCGGGTTGTACTTCGAAAGAAGCAACCGTGCCAAAGAAATAAAAGTCATCAAACAGATCAGCGTTATCTGCCGTGATTACACCGTTACCATCCGTAGCTAGGTCGGAGTCAGTTACACGAACGCGGAAGCAGCAACGAGTACCCGCTTTACGCAGAGTATCAATTGCAGCGTGATCTGAAGGTACATAGTTCAGAGAGAATTCCAAAGAAGGAGCATCTGACTGACCAGCAACCTGAGATGACGTAGCCTGGCCATAGACAGGTACGTTTACAACGTTAGCAGGAGTACCCAGAGAAGGGAATTCCCGAATGTTACCTACGTGAACTACTGCGCCCTCAATGGTTTCGTCAGTAGCTACTTGAGTAGCAAGAATAGTCGCGCTATTCGATACAAACAAGGCGTGGAGAGTACCAGCACTGTCCAGCGCATCATTTGCCGTATTAGGTACGTAGTCCAGAGTACTGAACTTAGACGCACTAATTGAAGTAATGTGTGCCATTATTTGTTAACCTCGTTAGTTAAAAAATTTAAAATCGACTTCATAATCCCCTCTAAACAAAGAAGGGTTGTCGCTATCTGGACCCATAATATTAAGCCTGCTTGCAGCTGTTTTAGTGCCGTTAGTTAGGGTCTTGTTCTCTAAGAGAGTATCTAGGGAGTCTGCGATTTCCATTAGACGTTTAGAACCCTGATCTGCAGGAACATAGATTTGTACGATAACAAAACCTGAGATTCCTGATCTAGAATAAGATTGATCAGTTTTCAATGGAAGATATTCTACTTTTACAAATTCGGTATCTGTACTTGGGATTTGATAATTTACAGGGTAAGCAGAGATGTTTAAAGATGTCCACGTTGAACTGGCGAACAGAGCCTCAATGTCTCTTTGTGAATCTACATATTTAGCCATTTAACCCTCCGTTACTTGCATTACAATTAATCCAGGTTCCAGCTTGTAAGACAAGATAGAATAATCCTGAGAACTAATAGTAATAGTATCATAAAGTTTAGGGTCAGGCAAGTCAGATTCTTTTATATAAACTTCCTTAATCGGTGTGTTCTTAGATTCAGTGTTATTCTCTTCCTGAGCAATAACAATAGCGGTGACAAACGTCTCCGTTTCTGTAGCAGTAGCCACACCTGTTGAAAAATTATATGATCTACCAGATTGGGTTTTAAGAGTAACCGTTTCTGCTAAATCTCCTACTCCTTTAAAAGCGAGATTGACAGCTGTAGTAATCTTTGATCTTATAGACATAAATTACCACCCGCTTCGCCAATATCTACCGCTTCCTCTGAGAATAGGTTTTAAGAATCTACGAATGCTACTAGGAAACAGTGATGCGTTCTGCACCTCTGTAATCTCAATAGATCCCACCTTGATGTTTTCAAACGATCCAGTACGATCCCATAATCCGTCATTATTGATTAAATGATATGCCAATTCATAGGTTGCCCTACGAATTAATTGGATATCTCTATTAAGACTAGATTCTGTTTCATCGTTATCCGCAGTAAAAGTATAAGTAGAGCTGAATTCATCTTGGACCCCCCGGCTGGTATCTCTGAAAGATCCAGCGCGAGGGAATGCGAGTAATTGGGAGGTATCAGCTACCTTTCCCAAATAATCCATTTCATCCAAGTAAGAAGTAGCAGTAATAAGAGCCTGCTCCTTCAAATCACAATCAGCGTTATCCCATGCTGCAACGTCCATGCGATCATCGAAGTAACTGTCAGCCTCGTTCAAGGTGACATAACAGTTAGTACCCTTTACTAGTGCCATAGTCAGTTACCTCCTATGATGATTAAATGTGGAAGATAGGCAGAATGCCGAGGTTAAGCAGATCGACTTTACGGTCCCAAGTAGGCGTAGCTGCAGAGCCAGCCAGCGTAGCGTTAGTTGCAAACGCAGTGCTTGTGCCGGTGAAGCTATAGCCGCGAGGATGCATTACGTAACCCCAACGGTACCAAGCAGTCGTACGACCAGAACCCATACCAACGTGTTCGTTGCGATCAACAGCAACAGGGTTGGGTACTGATACGTTATGCATGAATACAGAACCAGGGAGCATCATAAAGGAGCACTTCAGCGTAGTCATCTGAGTTACACCAGACAGACCAGCATAAGTTACCGTACCAAGAGAAACAGCAAAGTTTCGTGATACGATCAGTCGAACAACACCACCAAGGATAGTTTCGAAAGAAACGTTACCGTCGACAACACGCTCGTCGTCTACGAGGTTAGCAACCTTGACATCGAGGTAATCTTCAGGAGAGATAACCATGTATACGAAGTCAGGAGTATAATCAGACCATGCACCCATTGCGCGAATAATGTGCTCAACGCGACGACCGGGAACAGTCTGAGTCAGGTCAACCAGACCTTCAATAGAAGAACCAGTACCAACCGTGTCAGAGCTAGATGCTACATAACCGAAAGCCTTAGAGCCATCAGCGTCAACAGAGTTACCAGCCCATGCTTCTGTATAGTTGGTAGGGGCCAAATCATTAGCAGTCTTGAGTTCGGCGTTCATTACACCATTCAGGACTGAACGGAGAGCTTGGTCTTCGTCTTCTGAACGAGTCTCAGCGAAGTCACGAGCAATCTTGCCCAGACCGTCTTCACCCGAGATTACAGACTGAACCATGTACTCGTTAGCACCGTGGGTACGAACCGTCTTAATGTAGGTCTGTACTTCAGTGCTGATGTTCGTGGTCTTACCGTAGTCTTCGTTCTGAGAAGCAACGTTAACAACAGCGTTTGAGCTACCTGTTACGTCTTCACTAGCACCACCAGTAGCGCCTACAGCGTAGGCACCAAGAGGCTTGTAGAAGCGAACCTGACCGATAAAGTCTTCGCCGTTAGGATTAATCTGAGCGTCAGAACCTACGAGAGCAGTACCAACGATCTTCTTAGCTCGAGTGTACATTTCATCAGTGTAACCCGAGATTGCTTTATTAAGTGTGCCAAATGCACTTGAGGAAATTGCCATTATTTAGTCTCCAATCGAGAAAAATTAAATGTTACTGCCACTTCCCTGTTCCATCGAATCGACCTGCTGCGGCTGCAGCCATAATTTCTTCGGTAGACATTTCTTCTAGTGGCTTATTATGATCAAACCCTTGACCGGACTGTGTAATATTCTCTTGTCCAGAGCCAGAGGATTGTTTTGGTTTAAATAAGAACTCTTTGTCTTCGTCTTTGCGGAAAGATTCGATGAAATCTTTAACGGAAGCGCCAGTACGGTGAACCCACTGACCTTTCTCGTCTTGAACAAGTTGAGATACGACATCTTTGTAAGCAAAGTCTGCTGCAGTGTCGTTTCTGAAATCCAAGCCTTTGAGAGCATTCCTCACGACATTATCGCGAGTAAGTTCAGTAATCTGCTTGTCTTTCTCTGCGAGTCGTGCAGTCAGTTCTGCCAACTTAAGATCGGCGGCTTCTTTATGTTTACCCTCTTCTTCGAGTTGTTGAATCTCTCGTTGCTTTCTTTCTTCCTCGTATGCAACAGCCTTTCGGACTGCTTCATCACGGGCTTCATAAGCAGCATCAAGTTTTTCCTTGATACCTGAGAGTTCTTCATTAACCCTAGCTTCAACAATCTTCGCTAGCTCTTCACTAGACGGAGTATCATTTTGGCTTTGGGAATTCTCATCATCCCCTTGAGAGTTTTGGTTTTCATCTAATTCTTTTTGTGACATTTTAAGCTCCTTGGGCACGGCCCAGTAATTTCGTTTTAGGTCACAGACCTTTAAATATAAAATAGGTTATGGGCCAATTCCATACCAGTCTTCTCCTTCTAGGATCAATTCCAATATGTCTTCGGCTGTAATACCATCCTTGGGGTTTAAGAGACCCAACTCTTCTGCTTCCTTAAGAAGTCTTTCATAGGACTCTTTAGAAAGCCCTTGTTTCCTCATTTCCTTGAGGGTACGAAGGAGTGTTTGACCCTCTACCGCATCCGCATATATTCTACGTAATGCCCATTTAGCATCTGTAGAATCAACGATGTTAGTAAAGAATCCGTCATGAATAGTCGCTGTGTTCACGTTATTCGCTCTACCCCATAAGTGGAATTTGCGAACAATGGATGCGTCATTCATGTGGTTTCCATTTACTCCTAGACCGCTACGAGCATCAATAATCGATGACCTTCCTAAATATTTAGAGTCGGTTATCGCTACCTCGTAGACATTACTCACCCTCCTTCCAGTTACAGGATCGATAAAAGAGATCCTTTCTTGAACTGTAGGACGGTATCGCTGATACAAGAGTTTACCGTCTACTGTAACCCAAGGTATGTCTACCTTTCCTGATTCAGTAATGTAAACCTCCGCAACTTTTTTCCAATATGAAATAAAGTTCTCCGTTACCGGAGCAACGTCTTTAAGGTGTTTTGACATAATACGGGCTACCTCTTTAAATTGTTGAGGGCCTACAATGCCACCTTTAACGTTGGTCAGCTTGGCTACAAAAAGCTCCGAATCAGGGTGAACGTCTCTAGCGTGTGCCAAGAGCTTTTTCCCGATTGGAACATTGTTAGTTATAGAGTAGTTTACTTCTGTTTTAAGTTCTCTTAGAGACGCCGCCACAGACGACGCATTAGATTTCTCCGCTGCTTTAATCGCATTATCAATGCCTTTATTAAAGTCTCTTAATTCATCAGCAGTTACTACTACAAAATTTTTCTTAGCAAGAACTTTAGCTAATTTAGCTTCAATAGCCCCTGCTTGTGTTGCTTGTCCAGCACCATAAAAAGCTACCATCGATTGACCTTTAGCTGCCTTAGATAAATCACCAAAGTCTAAGTCGTTTCCTAATGGATTTATTTTATGGAAGTCTGGATCAGATAAGGTTCTTTCTGCTACAATATCATAAAGACGATTCTTTCTTTTTGTTTTTAGAATATTAGAAGCCTGAGCTAACTGCCTATCCCTTGTGCTTAGGGCAATTAACTGAGCTCCTGAAGCAGAAGCGTCATTTTCGTTTGCTAATTGTGTGAAATAACCTTTTAATTTTCTATTGTCAGTAAAATCACCATCTACATGCTTATAGATACGTGTATATTCAAGAGCAAGTCGAGCTAGTTTTGGAACTTCTTCAGGTTCAGTTGCCCTAATAAGAGGATGCTCTAGGAACTCCCGGATCCTACGATCCCTTTGAGTTTCTGCTAACATCAACTCCCCTATCTCTCTGAGTGCCTTCTCATTTTCTCTAAAGGCTCTTAGTCTTCCCTCATTAGTCAGAGTATTGAAAGGATCTCCTACGAGTGTTCCTAATTGCAATCGAAGTTCATTAACAGTCTCAGGACGAATTTGTTTAGATACTTTGGTATTTAAGAAGGGTCGTATGAACTCCCCTCCTGCAGGGTGAAGATACCCTTGGGTATATAATCGTCCTCTACCGTCTATCTGCGCCCAATTCCTCCAAGATTGTTTATTAACGCGATGCCACCTTAAGGACTGCATCATGCCTGCGCCTGCTTCTCCTCTTTGAAGAACAATCTTTCGAAAACCGTTTAGCTCATCATAGTAGGCAACTCTTCCTCTGGGGTCTCTGAAATACATAAGAGATTCAAAGAAAGAGGCAAAATCATCATCAACTTCCCATTCAAAATCCATGGCGTGATTAAGCATTCTAGAGAAATCCCTATCGATCAGGTTTTGATCATAATTACCAGAGGCTCTTCGTGTTATTACACTAAGCCCTGTTTTACGACCTCTAGAATCAAAGAACGTCTTTGATCCTGCCTTCACAGTAAGCATATCCCTTTCTCTTATGATACCAATTCGTCTAGAGTATACTAACTCCTGATATGCCCTCTGCAGTTTGAGCATTTCAGGGTCAATAATCTGGACTTCCCGGGAGATGGTATCCGCATAAGAGCCTATTCCCGGCCTTCCGGATTCGACATCGATGATGCCTCTACGAGTAACACCTCTCATGCCAATTCTGATTTTGCCTTGGTCCTTAAGACCATCAAGAATATCTGATCCTACTTTATGATAATTTTTAACTGTTGGTGGTTTAAAGAATATATCGAAGTCGTTAGCCTCCGCTTCATAAATCTTCTTACCAATCCTAATAGCTAACAAATCATAGTCTGTAGACTCGCCTGTTGCTATGTCTGCCATTATCTCAGATAATAGCTTAGTACGTTTCTTTAAGAAATCAGGAGTAAGCTCTCTTTGTATAAAGTCTTCTCTTTTCCTGGCATATATCCATTCAAGATCTAGAATCCTTCTTTTTCTCTCATTACCAGCTTGTAAAAAGCGAGTTATAAGATCATCTGAAGGTTCCCCATTATATCTCTTTAGAAAAGCCTTCCCAAAAGGTAAACTCTCAATTTCTTTCTTAATTTTCTTTCTAATAGATTTCTTAGTAGGAATGTAAGCAGGTACTCTTGGGAAATAAAGCCTAAGCGGTGATCTACCTTTAATATATAAATCTCTAGCTAAAGGTAATCCATTTTTAACTGCCCACTCATCTACGTATCTCTGATTTGATAATGTCCTGTCCGACAAGTCATCAAAAGAAGTCCATTCTCCTAATATCTGAACTTGAGCATCTTCTTCTTTATTGCCAAAACGAAATATATTTCCTCGTAATCTAGATCTTCTATCTAGAATTCTAGAAGTGTTCACTACTGAGTTCTTGAGTTCTGCTTTAAGAACGCTAGAAAGATTTACCCACGGAGTCTTATCTTTTGCGTACCTTTCGAATACAATTCTAAGGTTTTCAGCAACAGCAGTTCTCTGATTGACAGATAATCCTTCATCTTCCAATGAATCTACAAAACCTGTAATCCAAGCTTTCTGTTCTGTCGTTAGTAGTTTAGATCTATTTACAAAGTCTATTCTCTCTTGGTATACTTCAAAATCAGGACTATAAATCAGTGTTGATTTTTGTTCTCCGGTTAATGGATCAACTCCCACATTCCTTTCATCGAATTGATTATTTGCTCTCCGTCGAGTAGCACGTTTACCCGCAAGAGATGTACCTCTATAATCCACAACAGCCAAGGCGGAGGAATTATTGTGTGCCTCTGCCCTGTAAAAGACTTTAAGTTGGTTCTCAACGTCTTTATTACGAATCAAAGTCTGTGGTCTTGAAGCATCCACTCTCAAATTATTAATAGCGGTTGCACTTAAAGCTTTCTGCTTTACTGGTGTGAAGTTTGTATTTTTATTATCCAGCCTTCGAAGTGCTTGTAATGAAATAGGTTTCCCACTTGCTGTAGTAAAACTTGTAAGCGGGAGTTGTCCAGAATCAAAAAGATCTACTTTCTGTATATCTCCTTGAAAATGGCGAACCTTAGTTTCTCTAGGTTGCCTTGTGAGCCATTGTCCATAGGTTTCCCTACTTGGCCCAATACCATCGAACTTTTTAATATTAGTTTGTTTAATAGCTTTAAGAGCTTTCTTTTTTACGTCAGGGGAAGTACTAGCTAAGAGCTCATCATAAGACTTAACAACAGGTACTAGTGTGCTACGACACCTCCAGTGTAAAGGAGGAACAAAGCGGAGGTCATCTAGGTCGTAGATTTCCCCATCGTGATGAGCACAAATGGCTGATGTACGATTATCCAATACTGCGGTAAAGCGCATGCCCTTAAGAATTGCTCTATTCTCTTGGAATGAAGCTAATTGAGCTGTAGTTTGCGTCTTAGTTACGGCAGTTCTCACTAATGCGGATGCTTGGGCTTCGGTCAATCTTGTTGTTTTTATAACCGAGCGGACTAGCTGTTTGTTGTCCCACCCTTCCCGCAAGCCTTTTGTAATAGTGGCTTGAATGCGCTTAAGTTCGTTAGCGCCGAGACCTTGGATACGCCTGCTTAGTGTTCCTTCCCCTCTGACGTTAGCACCTACGATTTCCTCAAGTACTTTAGTAGCAGCAGGTCTGCGGATTACCGCCCATTGACCTAAGCTTTTATTGAGGTTATTAGTGCTAAAATCGGTTTCTACCAACCCAAAATCTTGCATTTGGGAGGTTACATTTACATCTAATTCTTTAGAGAATCGACTAACCTCCTGTTTGATTTCAGGCATGTGTTGTACCGCAGTACCTTTCGTTAAGTCTTTCCCCTCTAATAATTTA